GCCTACAGGCGTGGCCTGGCGGTAAGTTTATCGCCATCCCGCACGGCAACCTGCAGAGCGTATCATCCGTCAAGTGGAAGGATGAGGACGCGACGGAAACGACGCTGACCGAGACGACCGACTACCTGGTCGAACAGAACGGGACAATGTGCGGACGGATCGTCCTGCCCTACGCGACGGGCTGGCCGTCCGGAGTGCTCTATCCGTCCAACCCGATCACGATCCGCTACGTCTGCGGCTGGTCCACGCCGGAGCTGGTGCCGGAGACGATCAAGGCGGCGATCCTGATGACGGTGGCCGACATGTATGAGAACCGGAGCGTGCAGGAGTTCAACACGATCAACCAGGGATTCTCCGTCAACAAGAGCGTGGAGATGCTCCTGGCGAGCCAGAGGCTTTGGATGTGAGGATCGGCGACCTTAAAAAGAGGATCATGCTGCAATCGCCCACGGTGGCCGCGGACGGTATGGGGGGGCAGAGCGTGACCTGGACGGACGTCAAAGAAGTATGGGCGGCCATCTGGCCGACATCGGCGAGCGAGGTCATGTCGGCACAGTCGGCGGTGCTGTCGGTCAGCCATCGCATCCGCATCCGCTACCGATCCGACATCACATCTGCATGGCGGGTTTACTATACCGACGGGGGCAAGTATTACAACATCGTCAGCATCATCGACCCGAACATGCGGCACTGGGTGCTGGACCTGATGTGCATGGAGACAACGTAGCATGGACGCGTACCTGACCGCCATCATGACGAAGACGACCGGATCGGCATTCAGCACGGCCGTCGGCGGGCGGATATACCTGGACGCCGCGCCGGACAAGGCGACATTCCCATACTGCGTCTTTTTCATCGTGAGCGCGGTCCCGAACGGGACGTTCACGGAGGACATCGACGACATCATGATCCAGTTCAGCCTGTTCAGCACATCGAAGGGCGCGACGGAGATCACGGGCCTGTATAACAAGCTGACGGCCCTGTTCGATGACTGCACACTGACCGTCACGGACGCGCTCTCGCTGTCCTTCAGCCGCGAGAACCTGATGACATCCGTCGAGGACATGACGACCACGACAGGGACCGTCGGCATCAAGCATTGGTCCGTGGACTATCTTGGAAAGGTGCATTACACGGCATGATTGACATCATTATCCTGGCGCATGACCAGCACGAGATGACGGCGGACTGCCTGGAGGCCGTCCGGATGAACACCGCCACGCCGCACAGGATCGTCCTGGTGGACAACGGATCGGTCCCGCCTTACGATGGGGCGGCCATCCGCAATGAGCGCAACCTGGGATATCCTGCGGCCGTGAACGAGGCAATACGGCAGACAGCCGGGGATGTGATCTGCCTGCTGAACAACGACGTTTATGTCACGCCCGGATGGGACAAGCGGCTCCTTGAAGGGCTGGAGACTTTCGACATCGTGGGGCCGATGACGTCCTATGCGGCCGGGGTCCAGCTCACGACGATCGGGCATTACGAGGACCTGGACGGCATGTACTACCGGGCGCTGGAATTTGCGGAGGCGAACCGGGGCCGTACGAAAGAGGTCAACTGGGTCACGGGCTTCTGCTTCCTGTTCAAGCGGTCCCTATGGAATGAGATCGGGGAGTTTGACACGTCCATGTGGCCGTGCAATGGAGAGGAGATCGACTTCTGCATGAGGGCGCGCAAAGCCGGGAAGCGCATCGGGATCATCCAGGGCGTCTACGTCCACCACGACGGGTCAAAGACCTTCACTTCGATGAACCTTGAATATGATGCGATTGTCGAGCGGAACGACAAATACCTGGCCTCGAAGTGGGGTGATACGGTCTGGCTGGACCAGTGCATCCTGTCCAATGGCGACGGCCTCCGGCTGAACCTGGGATGCGGCCCGTTCAAGCTCAAGCACTTCAAGAACATCGACATCAACAAGGACCTGAAGCCGGACATCGTGGCGGACATCACGGACCTTCCGTTCGAGCCGGGCACCGTGGACGAAATTTATGCCGGCCACGTTCTGGAACATTTCGACTGGCGGGACGGAGAGCGGGCGTTGGGACATTGGGTGTCGATGCTGCGGCCGGGAGGCAAGATTAGCGTGAGCGTCCCGGATTACGACATGCTCTGCCGGACTTACCTGGCACATCCCACGGCGGAGCGGCTGCGGGAGTTCAACGACAAGTATATTTACAGCTACATCCAGAAGTCGCCGCACAAATACGCGTACAACGAGGCATTGCTGGAGGACGTGATGATGAGGGTCGGCCTGGTCAACCTCAAGAGGATGCCTATCGACCACGAATATTTCCCGTATGCCATCGACTGGCAGGTCGGGATCGAGGGGAGGAAAAGGATATCGTGAGGGTTACGAATTTCAAACTCGGAATCTGCGTTCCGCTGACGTACCACTCGGTGCCGTCGGCCTTCTTCGACAGTTTCATCGCCATGGAGAAGCCGGACTTTCTGTACTTCAGGACGAGCGGCAAGCCCCTGGACGATATGAGAAACGCATTGCTGGACGACGCCATGTCATCCGGCTGCACCCATGTCATCTTTATGGACACGGATCAGTGCTATCCGGCCAACACGATCCCGCGATTGTTGAGCCATAACCTGCCGATCGTCGGTGGCATGGTCAATCGGAGATACCCGCCGTTTGACCCATTACTTCTAATAGGCGACACCGGAGGTTATCGTACCGCAGAGGACTGGAAGCCCGGAGATCTGGTCGAGGTGGACGCAACCGGAACGGGATGCCTGCTGTTCCGGACCGAGGTTTTCAAGAAGATGCCGTCGCCGTGGTTCCGGTTCCGCATGGTTGGCGGCAGGCAGGTCGGCGAGGACATCGGCTTCTGCGCGGACGCGAAGGCGGCAGGGTTCAAGATATTCGTGGACACTTCGGTCGAGATCGCGCACCTGACGCAGTTTCAGGTAACGATGGGGACCTATGAGCTGTTCATGTCGGTGGAGAAGGAGAAGAAGCGAAGGGCGGAAAAGGCCGCACAACAACAGGCAGCATAACTTTAAGGAGGATTGAACAATGGCATTCTGGAGTGGAGTGAATCAGAAAGTAACCCTTGGCACGAACACGGTCGTCGGCATGGGCAACTGGAAGCTGACCGGCATCACGACCGATCTGCTGGAGTCCACGGCATTCGGCGACACGGCAAAGAGCTACATGACCGGGCTTCTGGACTACGGCGAGGTGTCCTTCGGCGGGCTGTACGATGTGGCGGACACGACCGGACAGACCATGCTCCTGTCGGCGCTTTCGGCGAACAGCAAGATCGGCAACATCCGGCTGTACGTCAACTCGGCATCCTACTGGACCCCGAACGTGACGGCGGTGTCGGCATCCGGCATGTATGTCCGGTCTGCCAGCATCGGCGCGGACAAAAGCGGTCTGGCGACCATCGAGTTCGCGGCCAAGGCCACCGGCCCCTGGCTGCTCGTGTAAGGAAAGGCGACGGTGATCTATGACGATCTATGATGTGGGCGAACAGACCGGGGCATGGTTCGACCTCCCCGGCGGGGGGAGGCTGAAGCTCCGCACGATCGCGCCGGAGGACTGGCGGGAAATCCGCATGGCCACGGTCACGAAAGGGCCGCCGGAATACGTGAAGCTCGATGGGAAATACCAGCGTTTTCAGGAGGAGATCGAGAACAAGGACCTCCAGATGGAGATGATCTGGGACCGCACGATCCTGGACTGGGAAGGAATCCTCGACCGGAACGGAAATCCCATTCCCTGCACCTATGAATGGAAAGTCCGGCTGATGCTGATGGCCGTTCCGGACTTCCGGGACTTCTACAACGAGAAAATATCCGCGCTCGTGGAGGCCGAGGCAGGAGCAAAGGCGGCATCTGAAAAAAACTCACAGACTGGGTTGACTGGGTAGACCACCAGCAGCCCAGATGCGAGTCCTGCCGCATGGTCTACGCCATGCACGATCCGCCGGCGACACCGCCATGCGACGGGTGCCGGGTTGCGCTCCTGGCGGAGAATGAAGATGCGGCGCTGGTCTACATGACGGCGCGAAGGCAGTACATTACGGGGGAGTACGGGCGCGTGGTGGACATTTCAATCCCGGCAGTCAAGATCGTCATGGACCTGTACGGGATCATCGACCAGAAGCGGTGCCTGGAGAAGGTTCTGAAAACATTCTACGCCGCAACGGCAAAGAATACCGGAGAAAAGGATGAGGCTGGATTCCTGGCGTGAGGGCGAGGTCTTTAACGAGATCACCGAGACGGCCCTGGATAATGCCAACGGCGTGATGGATGATGTCGTCAAGCTGGCGCGCTCTCTGTGCCCGGTCGGGACGATCTCGCGACCCGGAGGCTGGTCTTCCGCAAACGTGGCCTTCACGCCGAAGACCAGGAAGAACAAGGGCAAGCCCGTATCCTTCCAGACGGAGAAGCGGTGGATGGGCCGGGAGCCGGGGGACCTGCGGAACACGATCCGGCGAGTCAACAAGAAGGAAAGCGGAAACATCCGCGTATATGCCGGAAGCTTCAAAATCTACTGGGCCTTCATGGTGGAGCGCGGGACGATAAAGACAAGGCCGCAACCGTTTCTTCGGCCCGCATTCCAGCAGGTTCAGACTACGGCGCTTGAGAAGATCAAGAACGGTACATTCGGGGGTCCATGATGGCAAGGCTCGGCACGATATACGTTGAATTGAATCTTGATGACAAGAACTTCAAGCAGCGGTTGAGCGAGGTCAAGGAAGGCTCCGTCGCCACGGCAAAGGGGATTGAGCAGTCCTGGAAGTACCTCGGCGGGCAGTCCGATGCGATGTTCGATGCCCAGCGGCGATCCGCGCAGAACGCCTACACGCTCATCAAGACGGCCGCGACCTCGACCGCAAGCGACATCGCCCGCGCCCAGGAGGTCCTCGCGGCCCGCATCCAATCCATCGATGAGGCGCAGCACGGCCGCCAGGCCGGGTTCCTGGAGAAGATGAAAGCCAACTGGATCGCTGCCGCCGCCGCCATCGGCGCGGCCATGGCCGCCGCCTACAAGGGATGGGACATGGCGCAGCAGGCGGCGGACTACATCGAGCAGATGCAGCTCCTCGATGCCCTGGCGAAGAAGTATGACACCGCCGCCACGTCCATCGTCAAGAGCATCCAGACGGCCTCCGACGGCATGATCTCCATGTCCCGCGCTTCCGAAGTCGCAGCCTCCGGGCTCGCCAAGGGGCTGACTCCGAAGATGCTGACCGACCTTGCCGGAGCGGCGCAGGTGATGGCCGACTTCATGGGCGTCAAGGTGGAGGACGCCTTTCAGCAGTTCGCGAAGGCGCTGGAGACGGGCCGCACAAAGTCCATCACGGCGGCCGTCGGCATCACGGAGATGACCAATGCGACGGAGGAGATGACCGAGAAGATGACCCCGGCCGTCAAGGCCCAGGCGGCCTACAATGCGATCATGGAGGCCTCCGCGAAGGTTCAGGCGCAGCTCGGCGAGGGGACGGAATCCATCGCGGACAAGTTCGAGAAGCTGACCGTCTCCATGAGCGATCTCAAGATTGAGATGGGCGTAGGTCTGATCCGTGCGGGAGCGGGCGCAGTGGCGGCATTCCAGGCCCTTGCCGTCGGTATTCTCGGGGCGGTATCAGCCTACGCGAAGTTCAGCGCGCTCGCCTATGACATCAAGGCCGCGACGACCTTCGGGGACATATCCAAGATGGCAAAGGCGATGGCCGATGACATGCGCGGGGCTGCGAAGGCCGCTGATGAGGCAGCACATTCATTGGCCGGTAAGGCATCGGACAACTGGAACATTGCCACAGCAAGCGCCGAGGACCTCGTCAAGGCGACCAATGCAGGAACGGCGGCGATCCGGGAGCAGGCGAAGGCGACGGAGACGCAGTACCAGTCCGTGGCAAAGGTCATTCCGATCATCGAACGATGGGGCGAGGCGAACCTCAAGCTTGCATCATCCAGATATGCCGAGTCGCTGAAGGTCGAGGCGGCCACCATCGAGCAGTTGCGCGCCGGGCTGGAGGGCTATCTGACCGTCATCAATGCCGTCTACGCGGCGCGGATCGAGGGCGAAAAGGCGATCGCCGAATATGCGACAGTGAACAAATCGGCGGAGGAGACGCAGAAGGCAAATGAGGCACTGCTGAAGGCGGAGCAGGCCTATGCAGAGGCAAGACTGGGGGCGTGGAAGCAATACTACGACACGCTGTCGGCCCAGCACAAGGCCGCGACTGACAAGATGAAGGCAGTCACAAAAGAGCTGGCCGACATGGAGAAGGCCCAGCGCGACCAGCAGCAGGCCCATATGAACACGATGATGGGTCTCCAGGTCAAACTTCTCCAGGCGCAGGGCAAGGCGGCATCAGATCTGTCCATCTACCAACTGAAGCTTAAGGCCATTGAGGAGGAGCGGGCTGCCGCACAGAACCTTTCCGGGCAGGAGCAGGTTGCGGCGCTGGAGAAGGTCAAGGCCAAGTACGGAGAGCTGACTGGCGCGGTCACGGAGACCACGAAGGTATGGGACTCTACCACCAGAACTTATGTCGATGGCAGCAAGACGGTCATCACGGCCGAGGAAGCAATCAAGGCAGCGATGCAGAACGTCGCCTCCGTTCAAGATGAAATCGTCGCTGCAAATGCGAAGCTGGTAGCGGCAAAGGAGGAGGAGAAGGCCAAAACCGAGGAAGCGGCCGCGAAGATGCAGGCCGCCATGACATCAGCCAAGACGGAGATGACAGAATATGAAGCGATCATCGTCAAGATCGCCGGGGAGTTGGACAAGTTAAGCCGCGAGATCGCCATCAAAGTCGATGACAAGGCATCCGGACCGCTCACGGAAATCAAGCAAAAGCTGGATGCAATCCAGGACAAGACAGTTACGGTCACAATAAAACAGACCGAGACAACGGCTGCCGCACCAGTCGCCACGACTGCATCGTCCTATGATTACGTTTCAGAGGAGGCAAATCTCGGAGGGATTTCATGGGAGAGCTTCGGATCAACGCCGACCGTTCCGGCGGCGACGGAGACCTACACGCCTCCGGCAGCTAATTACGAGATCGTAGAGTCCTATGCAAAGGGATTGCCATACGTCCCTCGTGACAACTTCCCGGCGAGGCTCCATGAGGGCGAGGCCGTGCTGACGAGGGAGCAGGCAGATAAGTGGCGGAGCAATGCGAGCCAGACGATCAATTTCAACCCCTCGATCAGCATTGCGGCGGACCACCGCTCGGCAGAGGAGATCGCCCGCCAGATCGTCAAGCCGCTCCAGAATGAGATGCGAAGGCTGAAGGCGATTGCCGCATGAAAACATTTTCCACGGCCCTGAATACAGCCAAGAACAACAAGACCGAATCATCGCCCGTCTGGATTCTGAAAATCCCGTTCACGGCCGGAACGGTTTACCTGTCCGACCGCGTTTTCACCTATACGGGCATCACGATCAAGGCCTGGGTGCAGTCCTGGGGTTCGATTGATGAGGACCTCTCCTCCGAGCTGGGCATGCCGCAGGTGTCGGATTTCAGCGTCAACCTGATCATCGATCCGGACGAGGCGACCGACATCCACGACCTGCTGTGGTCTGAAACGGTGGAGACGCTGGACTGCGAGCTTTACCTGTGGTTCGAGGGCCTGACCGTGGCGACCGATCCGATGGTCCTCATGTGGTCGGGGAACATCGTGGACTTCGAGAAGGTCAACGAGCTGATCTACCGGGTTGACCTGGCCGACGAGAGCGTGAAGCTCAACAAATCCATCGGCCGGGTGCTGTCCCTGGCCGACTACGCCAACGCGGACCTGAACGACGTGGGCTACACCCTGCCTATCGTCTACGGCTCCGTGGAGAAGGTCCCGGCCCTGGGGCTGAACGTGGGCAAGATCACCAGTCTGCCGTCGGCCCTGACGGACTCGGCCACGACCATCGCCGTCACGGACGGATCTGGCTTTTCAAATGGCGATCACATTATGATCGACCAGGAGGAGATCGTCATCGGGACCGTCTCCGGCAATTCCTTCACCGGCTGCACGCGGGGCTATTCAACGACGGACGCGGCGGCGCACTCGGCCGGGACGCAGGTCCTGGAGAAGCAGACGACCTGCGTCTATATCTTCGCCGACCATCCCGTCAAGACGATCGACGCGGTTTACACGATGGTCAACGGCGTCCCGGTGGACGTGACCTCCCTGGCGACTGTTTACACCGGCCAGACCGGCGATGAGCTGACGGGCTACGCGGGCAAGGCCGTCGTGACGCTCCCCGGATACGTCACATACGCCAAGGCCGTCTCCGTCGGGCTGGTGGACACGATCGGGGTCAGCGACACAAGAACTGTATCCGATACCATCGGCGTATCCGATACCATCGGCGTGAGCGATACGATCGGCGTGTCCGATACCATCGGGGTCAATGACGGCATCCTCGTGAACGACAATATCAGCTTATCAGATACGATCAATGTTTCAGACACGATCGGCGTGAACGACGGCATTCTGGTAAACGACAACATCAGCTATACATCGAACACGAGTGTCAATGAGTCAGAGACCTATCCGTGGTCTGGCGGCCCCTGGGCCGTTAATCAAACCTCGACAAGCGGGTCCGCCACCTATCCGTCCATATCGCACAATGGCACGGATAAATACTGGGAGGTGGTCTGGTCCGGGAATTGCTCAACCCCACAGGCAAACAGCTCCGTCGTCACGATCAACATAAATGTGTCCGGGACGAACTACACGGTTGCGCAGATCACGAATACGGGATACATGCAGGTTGCGAGTTCTCCTCTGCTCATCAATAAAACCGGATCATGGCCAGGAGGTTCCATCACACCGATCACCAGAACCGGCACGATCAACGGATCAGTGTTCACTGTCCAAATTACCAACATCCTGTCGCGGCAGTTGTGGAACATCAACACGAATTTAAGCAAGGCGGGCAAGGCAAACCGGACAGGCAGCGTGACGAAGACAGGGGCAGCCTCAAAATCCGGCACCGTCACCAAAACGGGCAAAGCAAACCGGACAGGCAGCGTGACGAAGACGGGTTCCGCAACGAAATCAGGCGCGGCAACCAAATCTGGGTCGGCCACCAAGACAGGTACTGTCACTCTCGGTGGAACGACTACCAAAACGGGGACAGTAACAATATCCAGTTCGTCCTACTCTGATGTTGCCGTGGGGACGGACATCTATATCACGGGGACCGGCTACCAGGACGACGGCAGCGGCACCTTCACCGGGTCCGCCTCCGCGCTGATCGAACGCCCGGATCACATCTTCAAGCATTTCCTCTACACTTATGCGAGCTGGCCCGTAGCGGACTTCTCCACCGACGCGGCCACGCCCTTCGCGGCGGACAGCTACGCCTTCGGGATGGTCATCAATACCCGAAAGAAATTGAGTGACTGGCTGGCCTATATGGCCCTGCAATGCCGCTGCTGGTTCCGCTTTTCGGCCGGCAAGGCATATCTGCTGTACAGAACCGACAGCCTGTCTTCGGACAAGACGATCACGGCGGCCATGATCGGCATGAACACGGACTACACGACGACGACGCGCCTGCGCCGCTCACCGTTGGACGAGGTAATCAACTACATCGACCTGTACTATAACAAGGATTGGAGTCTGACCGGCGACGATGCCTACCGTGCCGTGTCCTCCACTTCGGACGCCACCTCTATCGCGGCCTACGGCCAGAAGGACCGTCCTGGCCTGTTCAAGTTCGACTTCATCACCAGCGCGACGATGGCGGCGGACCTGCGTGACTTTTATCTGGCGCGATACAAGGACCGCAAAAAGGTCGTCCAGATGAACCTTTTCCTGGACAACGCCGAGCTGGAGTTTGCCGACGTGATCAGGATCACGCCGCTTTCATCTCTTGTCTGCGAGGTGCGGAATGTGTCGCTAACGCCGGGATCGAAGGACGGCATTGATACGATTACCCTGCAAGCCAGGGAGTATTAGGAGAAAAGTTATGGCAAACCCGATCAAGATATTCAAGACCCTTCAGAAGCACGTCGCTGACATGAATGAAATCGTGGCGGCCCTCTATAATGAGCAGATAGACGCTGATGCTGCCGTTGCGAAGGCCCGCGAGATAATCGAGGGCACTCTGAAAGTGATCCAAGAGGCGTGATGGAAGGCCTCCGCTTCGAGTGGATGAATATTCCGCAGAACCGGATGCTACTTGCATCTGCCGGTTCGATCAATGCCGTGATCCGGAACGCGGTTGTAGCGAAGGTCCGCCAGGAAAACGAGCAGATCGCGGCTGCAATCAAGAAGCTGGATGCCGAAATGCGGAAAGGATACGGCATCCTCGACCGGCAATGGACGGAGTTCTATCGGTACTATTTCACGCTGGGGCGGGGGCCGTCTTCGGACATGCCGCTTAAAAGTATGTTCCGAACCTGTCTGAACAACCTGACCAAATGGCAGCGGATGCGGGACGAGAGAAACCGGCTGGCCTCTCTGCTTTCGCTGCCAAGGACGTTCGATGCAACGGTCAGCATGGATAATATCAACGTCGCCGTGCGTATCACCACGCCGGGAACGCGGGAATATAAACCCTGGACGCTAACATGAAAAAGACCCTCTATACGCTCATGATCAACGGCTACTCTCCACGGATCACGAAACTGACGCTGCCCCTGATCCGGTACTACGCGAACAAGATCGGAGCGGATTTCCACGTTATCACGGAGCGGAAGTTCCCCGAATGGCCCATCACCTACGAGAAGATGCAGGTCCATGAGCTGGCGCAGCGGCACGGGAACGAATGGAACATCTTCATGGATGCCGATACCCTGGTCCATCCGCACACGCCGGACTTCACGGCCTATCTGCCCAGGGACACGGTGGCGCACAACGGCAGCGACTTCGCAAACGTCCGCTGGCGCTATGACAAGTATTTCATGCGGGACGGCCGGAACATCGCCGGGGGAAACTGGCTGGCCATCGCCTCGGACTGGTGCATCGATCTCTGGAAGCCTCTGGACATCGGGCCGGATGAGGCCATGGCGAACATCTTTCCGATCGTGGAGGAGCTGCGGGGCGGCTGTCTGCGCGATCACCTGGTGGACGATTACGCCACCTCCCGCAACATCGCCCGATACGGCCTGAAGTTCAAGGGTGTCCTCCAGATTCAGAAAGAGATGGGCATCGAGGGAGTTGGCGGTTTTTTCCACCTCTACAACGTCCCGGAATCGGAGAAGATCGAAAAGATCATGCAGGAGCTGGACAAGTGGAAAATCCCGGCCGAGATCAGACAGTATGGTGAATGACGCATGGCCCTGATCACATTCGCCAGAGTCGCCGCTCCGTCCGGAAGCTGGTCGCCAAGCATCAATCCAGCCTTTCCAAGCGGCTACCACCGCGTCAAGAGGCGTTACCAGCCGAAGGCAATCAGCGATGGCGGCGATGTCTATGTCTACTCCCACGGGACGCTGGACACGCGGGAGCTTTTCTGGGACTCGCTGTCTGACACGGACCTGGCGAACCTGATTACCTTCGTGACGGCCATGGCCGGAGGGGTCTATAAGTTCACCTTCACGGACACGGACTCGGCATCCTACACGGCCTCCAGGATATTGAGCGCGGACAACCTGACATACCGCAAGCTGGCGGCAAACAAGAATGAGGCGACATTAATCATCGAGGTGGCCTGACATGGCCGTGGTGTTCACGCACGGGGCAACCGTCCTGACCTTCACATCAGACCCGCCGAAGGAGGGCTATGCGAACCGCCGCTTCTGGCTGAACCCATTCATTGAGTCAGCCGGAGGCAAGACGTTCTGCTACAACAAGGGGCAGGTCATGGATGTCAAGACGTTGACCTGGAGGCACATGAATGCGACAGACATGGCTGCGCTGGTCAGCTTCCTGGACGACGTGGGCGGCGCAGCGCACAGCTTCACATACACGGACCCCGGAGGAACGAGCAAAACAGCATTTATCTGGAACGCCGAAGAACTCCGGTCCTATCCCACATATCCGCTTTATGAGGAGATCACGATCGAACTGTTGATCCCGGACCTATAAGCCTGACCCCTCCAGGCAGCTCCGGAGTGGCCCGGTTCGACCTCCCTTACAGGTCACTCCGGAGCATCAAATTGTGGATGTTTGTGGATGCCGCCTTTTCATCTCGCCAAGCAGCAAGTCCTTGATTTTTATGCCAGCCATAAAATCTTTCTTATTTTAAAAAAAAAGTATTGACAAGACAAAATAACTATGTTAAGCAGTAGCCAAAAGATTGGACAACCACCATGAATTGGATATTCAACAGGGACAGACTGCCGGCATTGAGGGAATCCAAAGGGCTTACACAGGACGCCTTCGCCGAGCAGATCGGCACCAGCAAGCAACATGTGTCGCGATGGGAAACCGGCGACCTCGTACCCTCCACCGCCACGATCGTCAAAATCTCAAACAAGTTCGGCGTCTCACCCTCCTATTTTTTTATCCAGAGTGACCATAATAGGAGGGGAGGGAAACCGCATGGAGACCGCAATGAGAAATTATCTTCTGAAGAACGTTGATAAGTTTTTCTA